ACGCATCGAAGGATTTCGCATATTCCGGCTGCATCAATTCTTGACTGACGAATCCTTGCTGCGCTTCTATGCTGCCGACAGGCAGTCCTTCGCTTCCAGCCCAATTTTGGAGACCTATTTGGCGATTCATAGTGGTCCATTGCGCCGCACCGTAGCCGGTGCTCGAACCCGCGCCGAGGAAATTTGGGGAATCGGAAAGCGCACCGCCTTGAACCTTGTTTGGTATTCCTCCGCTCTCGTTGGCAAAAACTCCAGTGGCAGCGGCGGCGCCCTGAGGCGTCGCGCCCATGTCACGGAAGAAATTATACCATTGGTCAAGGTAGCTCATGCGTCATCCGTGCGGAGTGCCGATTGGCTGGCAAAATCCGTTATCGTAATGAGAGCACCATTCGCGGCAAAATTTATAGCGGGCGCCGAGACCGGTTCCATCGTGGCATAATTCCAAGTTATATTCCGCGTTACGGAACCATTCTTGCGTATAGGGCTTGCCGACAGGCCGAAACTGCGGTTCGCCCACCGCATCGGCCAGTCGGTTCCCCGCATAGTCCGTTGCTTGTTGCAGAAATTGGGGCGTGGTTGCGGCGAACGCTGTGAAAAGAACGAGTACGAAGATCGCGGGCATAGTCATTCTCCTTTTAAAAATGATAAGCTGGGGTTTATCCAACGATGTAGGGGCCGCCTAACGGCCATGAATGGCGCATTACCCAAGGGCCTTGGACAGCCCAGAAATATCCTATGAGGTAAGCGGTGCAAATGTCGGACATTTTTCGTCTCCTCTTCGTCGCGGGCAGAGCGCGACAAAGACAAAGCTAGCAGGTTTCAGGCGGAAAAGCTATGCGGCGAAATGACGCGCGACATTATGTCGCACCAATTATTTTTTCGGACCAAGTTTTTGAAACAAAATAATTATGAGGCACGGGACAAGAATAATCAACCAGCCATGGAGATAAATCCATGTTTCCCAATCGTGATCGATCAAGGTTTCGGCGCCGTGCATTTTACCCTGACATTCCTTGCCAAGGCCCCATGGCAGGCATTGGCCCTCTCACATCGGGTTGGATCACTTCGGAACCCCATTTGTTTGTTTCGTAAGTCGCTCCAAAAATTCCGGGCGTGGCGTCCGGCGTCACGCTGCCGTTCGTGAGAAGCCAATCGATAAGCCTTTGCGTGTTGGTGCCTTGCGGCGGCGTATAGTGAGCGAGATTGGCGGCATTGAACGGCGAGCCGATGCCATAGGCAACGCCTTGTGCTCCAAATTTGGGTCCGCCAGGCCAGCCCCAGCCCCAAGACGCGACGGCGGACTTCGGCGGGGGGTAAGATTTTGCGCCATGTTTTTGTCCGAAGTTGAAGCCTTGGATGAACATATTTGGAGTTCCGGGAGAGCCGGGGCCGTTAGGTCCCCCATAGCCGGGAGCACCGGGACCGCCGGGGCCATTGGACCATGTGCTGCCATCGTTCCAAGTGCTGTCACTGCTACCTTGGAATGGGCCATGATAATTTGGTGAAACAACGGAAAGATATTGATTGATTTCTTGTTGGTTCAATCCAAGTGACGCCGCGATGCCCATGGATTGCAACTGCAATTTGTTGTTTTGGCCGAGGGCTGAGAGTGACGCGATTTGCGCGGAATTTTGTGCGGCGAGCTCATAGGTTTGCGTATCGCCGAGTGCCGTCAATTGGTCCTTGTTATTTTGGGCTTGCATCGAGACGGCGGCACCGATTTGAGCCGTTTGAACATTGGCGCCAATCTGCGCCGTTTGCAATGCCGTATTGGCGCCGAGCACGTTCGGATCGACCGCGCCCGTTCCGCCGCTTGGATTAACTGCGCCTTGGTTGCGGAACGCAAACCAAATGAGTAGCGCGCCGATAACGACCGCGCCGATAATGAGAAGCGGATGCTTGTGGAATGTCTCGCCAAAATTTTCGAGCATTCTCTTGATCCTTAATAAAGCGTGAGAGGCTGCGGCGTCGGAATTTGAGTGTACTGCGGATTCGGATCGACGCGCAAGGTGAGAGTGTCGATCAAGAACGTTTTCGACGTGCAATTTGGCGTTTGGCAAAAGCGTCGCGTGTAGGGCAGGTGGGGGCCGCTCCAATCGGATTGCACAAATGCGAAAGTAGTGTCCATCACCCATTGCGACGCCTCGCCGAAGCCGGGAGGCGGTATCATAATGACGGGCACGCCGTTGTAGCCGCGAAGGTATGACGGCGCGTCCAGGAACGGGCGCGTAGTGCCTGGAGTGGTCATGGCGCCGATCGGTTGATTCGGATCGCGAACCTGCTCGGCCGAGTTCATCGCCGGCTCGACGTCGCTATCGCTCGCGCGCGGTGCTTCGCCTGCCCAGAAGAGATCGCGGAATAGGCTCATAACAGATAGAACCTCGCGAGATCGATGATGGCTGCAACGCCGAAGCAGACGCCACCAAAATCAACAATCATTCGAGTGAAAATATCAAGATGGCTCATATCGGTAGCGCCACGTAGCCGAGGGTCACGGCTTTCAAGATTTTGTTCTCCGCGAACAGTGCGATGAGAATGATGACCCCGGCGCAAACGAGAAGAGCGATCGTGAGCACCGCTCCGCTCCAATTCTCGAAAGGTTTCTGCCACCAGGAACCATACGTCATCGTAAGTTCTTTTTGCCACCATCGGGTTTTGGAAACCGATGACAAGGAAAATCGATCATCCGGCTATACCCCCAACATAAAGAATAGGAACATCGATTGCGTGGCGCTGGATGCCCGGCCCAAAATAGGCGCCGCGCGCCGTTTCGCCGGTCGTGTAGCTGGAAGGATGAGCCTTCGGCGCGAAATTAGGTTGATGGAAAACATGTGGCATATCCGGGCCGCGAAATGCATTGAGCATTTTGGCGCCGGTGCGCACCGCTTGCGCATGGGCGCTATTGCCGATGCGTGGCGCCTCGATTCGCGTGCGACTGGTGGGATGCACGAAAAAGGCACCGGGCATACGCGTATGAACGGCTCGAATCATATTCATTTGTTGTGGCCTTTCCAATTCCAAAAATTAACGGAAATGCAACCCGTGTTCCAGCTTTGGCGCGCGAGTACCGTCCAAAGATCGGTTTGCGGCCACACCCACCAATTGCTTAACCAACTATGTGCCAAGCTTGTCACCCAAGGTTCGGCCCATAGTTCAATTCCGGATAGCCGCCCTGAAACGCGCCGATATTGCCTCCGGAATTTGGATAGCTCGTGTCGATACGCACGTGCTCACCCGTAACTGGCGTCATCGCTACGGCGAGAGAATTGCCGAAGCCCGATGCGCTCGCCTGTATGACCTTCGATGTTTGCGACTTAGGCGATACCAGCACAGAGAGAATCGCAACGCCGATAATCGCGATGGCAATCGACACGATCGCCTTAACAATTTCATCCATTCGCTTTCGCTCCGCTACCTGTTACCGGAGCCATAACGGCTCCAATTATGTTCGTGAACATCGAACCGAATGCCTGAATGACGGAAGTTGTCTTGGCATTGCCAGACACTAACACGGCAATTATTGCCACAACCAGGATCAATGTCAAGATCGCTGCCACTTCGCGCCCGAAATCACCCATTTATATTTCTCCCGTTCCATCGCATGTCGGGCAATCCGTAGTTCCGACACAGAAAAAATCGGGGGGTGCCGTTAAAGGATTAACGGTTCCTTTACCGCGGCATGTCGGACACCAGAAATAATCATCTTCTTCTTCATCTTCGTTATCTTCGTAAATTTCACTCATTGCAATCCCGGATGCAAATCGAGGGGAAGGCCCATAGAATCGGAAAGTGGTGGCTGAGGGCCCGCGCTCTTGCGTATGCCAACGCCGAGCCCCCCGGTCCCGCCTGGGCCTTCCTTGCCAACGCCTCCAGGTACGGCATTCTGAGGGGTCGCGATATTCGCCTCGCCCTCGACGGAGCGCGACGCGGAGCCGGGGAATTGAATGCCGCGAATCCCTTCTTGAAGCTTTGCGAAAAAACCTTCGTGAGAAATAATGAACACGAGCACGATCAAACCAATCGCCACGCGAGACACTGTTCGAAACGAATCGATGTAACCAAGGGCGCCTATGAGGCTCACGGCCAAAACCCAATAAAAGAAGTTTCCGCTGCCGGTAAAATCAATTCGCACCTGATCCATCAACGCTTTCTGATTTTCGCGTATCCCGGTCACGATCAAAAGCGTTGCCAGTACGAACAATATAAAAGGCACGGCGGCGTTTCTCCACGGCGATCGTAGCAAGCAGAGCACGAGCTTCTTCTATGACACAAAGGCCCCAAAGTGTCACGCAAAGAATTATTATAGTCAAGCCTATGGTCCTTGATAAGCGATCAATGAAAATTTGCCAGTTCACTACCACAAGCTCCCGCTGCCCGCCTTATTCCAAATGCCTTGTAACACGGTGCCGAAGCCCGGTGCGGTTGCGTCCGGTATCTGCCTACCGGCAATAATGTCGCCCGGCGTGGCGGCTCCCCGCATCACGTCCGCAATGCCTGCTTTATGCGTTGGAGTTGGCGCCGGTGCGGATGTCCCTGGAGCCTCTTCCTTACCGGGCTTGACCGGAGACCACATCAAGATGCCAAACCATGCCGGCAGCTCTCCGCGCACCGTGACGAACACGAAAAAGAGAAGCAGCACGACGAAAAAAATGAAAGCGGATTGCCCCGGCCCGAAAACGGCTTCGGCCGTGCTAGGGATTCGGCGCGGCATGGAAAATCACCCCCGGCCCTTGGGTGAGCAGTCCGCCCGGCAACACGTTGTTTACCGGCCCGGCATTGACCGGCAGAACCGATACCCCGTTGCTGTTCACGGCGGTTTGCGCTGGCGCCACAAAAAGCTGATTTCCGCCCGCGCTGTCTTCAACGGAGCCTAATGAGGCCGGGCCTATCGAGACGGCAGGGGCCGCAATCAATACGCCACCGGGCGGCGCCGGGCCGCCGATGGCATCGCCGGCCGAACCCGCATAGGCTTGCGGAAACTGACAGGGCATCGTCATGGAACGACTCGCTTAGAGCGATGCAAGAAGAGGAATCGATCCGCCGAATTTCTTGCCAACGTAGAGGCTGACGGCGATGACGATTAGAAGAGGCATCCAGCGCATGTCTAAAGGTCCTCATAGGCGCGTAGAATGAACTTCCATCCTATCGCGATAACGATGATCAAGCCATAGAACGCGAACCAATGCCACGCGTTCATATCGAGCGAAAAAGGCTGGCGCAACCACTCCGTAAAGGCTCCCATTCAGTTCCCCCTACACTGATAGTTCCATGAAGTCGAAGCCGTTGAGGCGAACGTGATGGTGGACTTCGTCTTATCCTGCGCGGTGATCGAATTCACGATCGCCGATGCGGCATTCGCGCCGGTCCAGGTGCACCATGCATTGTTTGGCCACGGCGTCGAGAAGGTGATCGTGCACGTCGTCTGCGCGGTCGTGCCGCCTAGGATGTTCCCATACTCGTTTGTCGATCCGGCTGCGACGGCCGGCGAACCGCCCGTGATGCACCCCGTCAAGACCGGAGGCGGCGAGTTCAAGATGTACCATTGTGAATCGACGGCGGCTTTGGCGCCAAGGCCGGCTAAGAGAAGAGCGAGACCACCAAAGAGAGAAGCAAGGAATTTGTTCATGATCAAGCCGCCTTAAGTGAGCCGCCGGTGAGCGCGGAGCCAATAGGTGCAAGAGCTTCGAAACCGACAAGCAACTGCGCGGTCGAATCGGTGACGACTTTCGGCGTCACGACCAATTGCTGATTGCCATACTGAATTGTCGAGATCGGTTTCAGCCGGTGATCGAAATAGTAGACGCCGGGAGGCACGTCAACCCATAGCTTGTTTCGCGTGAGCAGCGCGGCGATCTGCTCGTCATATTGCAGAATGTTCGTGAGGTTCGCCGTCTGCAACTGGAACAAGTTGATATCGAGAGCCGAATCGTTGATATTCAACACTCGCGTATTGTCATAGATGACGATCGTTGAAAGAAAGTTGCGCTGATTCGCGTAGCTAATCGGCTGTCCCTGAGCAGCCGCCAAGCCGGCGTAGAAGGTCGTGTTGAGCATGTACGCGGTGGACATCGACAAGGGCGGCAGAATGACATTGCCGTTTTTGTCCGCCGGAAGTTGGTCGAGATATTGCTGGTAAACCGTGAAAGTGAGCTGATCGAGAAGACAAGTCGTAGCACCGGTCGTTTGCGCGTCTTGCACGACGGCAAGCGTCGGATCGCCAGCGGCTGAAGCGGCGGACGTCACGATGAAATTTGGATTGAGGGTCATGGAAAGCTGCACGTTCGCGCTTGTTGTGTTGGCATAGATCGAGCCATGCAAATCCTTATCGCTGTAGGCGAGCGGTATCTCGTACATGAAATTGAACGGATAGATTTGCCCCGCGACAAGCGTCGCGCCCGGCGCCATGCGATTGTTTTTCGCCATGCCGGCCGCCGCATTATAGACGCCGTTGACGCGAAAATTGTCGCCGAAGCCGCACACGTCATTCGTCTGCATGCACGAAGCAAACGGATATTGGCGCCGCGCCGAGGCGATCATATGAAGGTGCCAACCGGTTGTGTTGTGACGGATATTGTTGGCGAGATCATAGAGGGTCACGTTCGAAAGAATGTTCGCAAGCCCCAGCGTCGTAAGCGCGCTGTTGTTGGTGGTCGGCTTGATGCGACCGCTGACTTCAACATAGAGTCGTTTGATGAGACCGACGGGACGCAACTGCGTCACCATTTGAACGGGAACCGTTGCGGAAAACGTTGGAGTGAAGGCCGGCCCCGTGGCCTGAATCATGTCAAGCGATTGCGCCAAGATCATTTGCGTAACGCCGGCATCGATCATGGCCGGATTCTGTTGAGGCATAAGACTTTTTCCTTGGGTTTGCACGCGCTAGCGATGCGTGCCGTTAAGCTCCAGTTGCTAAGGGACCGCCGGAGGCGTTCGTCCAAAGGACATAGCCCGCGTAAAAGGTAAATGTCAAGATGACTGTGACCATAAGCCAGTTGATCGGATTACCGAGAATTTCCATGTTAACGAAACGATCCATCGCTAGCCCTATGCCGCGCTCTGTCCAGTCAGTCCCGCCACGCCTTTCATGCTCGGCATTTGCATGATTTTGACCACCGTCACCATAAGGCCATAACCAAGCAGAGCGGCGATGGTGATCGTAATCACGTTCATAAGGTCGAGTTTAACCATTGTCAATTCCTGTTTTTTTGCACGCGCTGGCGACGCGTGCCGGTGTCAAATCCAATTCCGCTTTGGCTTAAGCTTTGCATCGATTGCGGCTATGGATTTCTCCGGGGCCGGCGCGGGTTTCAAATAGCAAAGCTTGTCCGAAACCACGTCATACCAGCGGCAATGATATTCGTCAAGCCTTTCGTCGATATCGGTCGCATCATCGGGGAGAAGCTCACCCACGCGTTTGCGATCGTCCTTCTGGTTCAAGTGGAATATTGCATAGAAATCGGCTTCAGACATGGCGAATTTGTCGATCCACACCGGACGTTGAGTGAGCACTATTGCCGATATGCCGAGCGAGCGGCCTTGCGTCATGATCGTGCGAAAGCCGGACTTCCATGGTCCTTGGGGGACGCTGTAGCCCTCATCGAAATAAAGCCCGATGTTGCCGCACCGCCAAACGCGGCGAAGAAGATTTTCGACAGCGTCGTCATCGATCCCTGGCGTGAGCCGGAGATGATAAAGTCCGGCAAGCTTTGGCAATTTATCATGCACGCCTAAGTCACGCGAGCGCTGAATTTTTGCAAGATGCGAATCGAGCTTGTAATCGAAAATGAGCCAGGGCCGCCGCGCAAGATCGCCGGCGGATAATAGCCACAAACCGAACACCGTTTTTCCCGAACCGGTGCGCCCGGTGACAAACGTCCGTTGGTCAAAACGAGGAAATCGGAAAACCGTCTCCGTTGATTGAAGGGCTTTCATCAGCATTCGAGGGTTCCGGCGATTTTTGCGGCTTCATCGCCAGCCGCCGCCGCGCATTATAAGCAAGAAGCCGTGTCCCGTAAACATTCGCGACCACACCGATCAGCATTAAATGATCCGCGAGTTTTTGTGGGAACTCCGGTATATCGTAATAGCTCGCCACGGTTTCGGACGCCTCGCGAAGAGCTGTGACGTCTTCTTTTTCAAGCTTCAATTCCGGTATGGAAAGAGCGATCGAGAGATGGAGATGAATGGAGTAGACAAGAGCTTCAAGCCCGGAAAAATCCGGCTTGCGCTTTGTGCGCCTGGGCCTCCCCCGAGGAGGGCGCGGCAGCTCTTCGCCTTCTTCCGTATGCGGCAATTCCTGGTCAGCGGGATCGACTACCTTGTAGGTGCCGTCCGATTGCTTCTTGCTACCTAGAGGACGCCACATATCACAACCAACCTGATTTTTTCTTGGGAGTGGGCTTCTTGTCCTTGTCGGGCTTCGCCTCGTGCGTCTTGGCACGTTCGAGCGTTCGGATGCCCATGCGCCAGCGCTCTTTCGAATAGTCGCCCTTTTTATCAAAAAAAGGCTTCATCAAAAGGTCAAGCGCCGGGTCCTCGCCTTCAAAGCGCCGCAAGCGCTTTTCGATTTCCGAAATGTCTTCCTTGCGCTCTTCAAAATCAGGATCGTCATCGCTCATTCGGTAAACTCCTCTATTATGGTTTCGGCTATTGTTTTGCCGGTCAAACGTTTTGAAAGATCGTCCACACAAGATTCGAGATAGGCAAGCCGTCGCGCAATATCTTCAAGGTCCGAAGGTCTCGTGTCGATCGATTTTTCCCACCACTTCTCCCAATCTTTCACCTCGCGCGTCATCAAGCTTCTCTTCAATTCGCGTGAGACGCGCATCGACATTCCGCGCGATCTCGACCAGCTCCATAAAAGCTTTCATAGTTTCCTCGGGCTGAAATCCGAACGCCTTCAAGATCATTTGAAGCCCGGCGCCGGAACCCATGTTCATAACTGAACGCGCCTCTTCGCCTCATCTGTCGCCGGCACCGTCCCGCCGGTGACGTGCTTGTCCTTCGCCTGGAGCAAGCCAATACCGGCTGAGACGGCAGCGAAGATAACGCCAAGCTGAGTTTCATCGGGCATCTGCTTATGGGAAATGGAAGTCGCGACACTTGCAGCAGCGCCGAAGAGAGCGCCAAGACCGGAAAGATTCGTCTGCCAATTTGTTCCGAACATCGATAGCTTGCCTTTCAAGCGTTCTTGGCGCTTTGCGATAGCGGCGCCATTTAAGACATTTCCTTCTCTTGAAATCTTCCATAGAGATAAACCAATACCCTATGGCGCGCGGAAGGGTCAAGCCCTTTCAAGACATCGTAAGCGGCCTCCAACGCGGCAAATTCGCTGTCGCGGACCTTCGGTTCAACATCGTGTTCTATTTTGGCAGGACCGGCCGGCGCTTCCACTTTAGCAGGAACTTCCGACGCTTCCACTTTGGCGGGAACCTCCGGCACTCTTAAAGGCACAAGCGGTGCGAGCTCGTGAGCGAAGATAAAGCTCCCGTCAATCTCGCGCCCATGCTCCTTCGGGTTTTCGTAGTCAGCGACGAAGACGGGGATGATTTGCTCATACGTGCCCCCGCTCATCAGCGCATTCCACGTCTTCAGATACCTGTTCGCCGATTCGTTCAGCACGAACCAAAGCTGAGTTTCGAGCTGGTCAACGGGAAGGTTTTTCGTCTTGGCGAAGTCGGCGAGGTGCTGCTGACGCTCGCCATTCCATGACGCAATCCCGTATGCTCCGCCAGGATTCAGCGCGCCTGGAGTTTCGGTCGCCTGAACGCCTTGCGAGCCTGGATTAAGCTTCGACTCGAACCAAAGGACGGCGCAAACGGCAATCGCCGCGTCGCGCGACAAGCCTTTGCTCATCAAAAATTTCGCGGCTTCAACGCCGGTCGTTTGCAGGCTCATTTATTTTCACCAGGGAATAGGTTTGAAGACGGGATCGGGCCCGCTCACCGCCGAATGCGGCCGGCGAGCGGGCTCCGTTTTATGCAAGCGAGTCCGTCGTCCAGACCGGTGCGAGTGGATTTGATGAAAAATCACCTTCCTTTCGAAATGTTGATAATGGTGCCTATGATGAACATGCCCATGACCGCAGCTCAGAAAGAGAAGACACCCAAGAACCTTTATCACTTTTTCGCCTTTTCGTGCGCCGAGATGAAGCCTTGAAACTCGCCTATGCGCTCGCTCAAACCGGAAATTTCCTTCTCGACGCGGACACTCGTTTCGCCAATTTCCCGTTCGACGTCCTTAAATCGGTCCTCGATCCTTTGTTTGAACTCTTCATGTTCCCGAATGGTTATGGAAGGTGAGACGGTCATCGCTCCAACAGCGCCAAGGCAAGCCCCGACAATTGCCGCCGCTATCGCAAACATGCCGCCTTTCCCGTTTTCAGTTAAAGCCATAAATTTTCATCGTTCCGCTAGCTATATTTCCTGAGCTAAATACAAATTGAATGCCATCAATAGCAGACCCGTTATTTGGATACCATCCGCCTACAGTACATATTTGCTGTGACGTCGCATTTGTAGTTTGCGCTATGGTATGTCCATCAAAAGCCATAGAATTTTGTGCAGGCAAATATAGATGAATGATTCCAGTTACCCCAACAATACCAGTATTTGAAATAGACGCGTTTACATTCAACGGAATACCGGTAGTAGCCGCACCAAATGCCGTCGCACTAGCTACATCGCATAAGGTTTCGGTTATATAACCCGAATTCTGAAACCCGCCGCCGGCTACGTGAACTTGTAATTGAGCAAACACGTTATTGGTTGCCGGAACAAGTTTCTCTAGGACAACTTCATATTCAACATAGCTCCCGGTAATGCTAGTCGTGTCGCTAAGAGCCGCTTGCGAAGACGCTGTCATGGTATTCACCAGCACCTTCATCCCCGATTGCGTGACGTTGCTCGCCGCCGTCGCGCGACCCGTCGCATCAAGAGTGATGTTCGGAGTCTGTTGTGTGCCGCCTCCATATGTTGCCGCTCCAACGCCGGACGCCGGCAAATCCGCAGTGACGACGGCAGAGCACGCGGGAGGCGAACCGGCATGAAGCAAGGTGTTCGCCGAGCCGCACGCAATCGCACCGAAGGAGCCGTTGCTGTTGCGTTGAATGTCGCCGTTGTTCCCGGCTGGCCCGACGATCGCCGGCCCCATGACAAGGAACGAGAGCGCTATCACCCATACAGGGAGAAAATCACGAAGATGGCGCATCATGTTTTTTCTTGGCCTTGCGTTTGAAAAAGCCTCGCCGGAACATGTCCTTTGACGCCGCTATCCGCTCCATGTGCCTTTTCTGCTCCGCGCGGGCCTCCGGCGTTTCCCAGAAACGCCGGGCGCGAACCTCAGCTGGCTTCGTGCCATGATCACTTGTAACGGCACCGCGTCGCGAGCGCGTGCCATCATCATTTATAAAAGGCAT